TAACTAGGAAATTATCAATATAGTAATTTTGAGGACTTCCTATTGAGAAGCTTTCAACCGGCTCTCCCTTAGAGACAACTGTTTGAGATTCAATAGTCCCCTGACGTATTGCTAATTTTAATCCATTATTTGAACCAGCTAATGAAAATTTTATTTCATCTTGCGGAAGATCTAAAATATAAGTTAATCCATTATTTGTACATCTAATTCTAGATAAATTTGGAATAATTACAAGATCTACTGGTGGATCGGCTGAACCTGCACCAGTGGATAAACTAATTTCGCCAACTGATGATACTGCTCTACTCACATTATGTCCAGCCAAAGTCGCTAGTGAATAAATTGAAGTTAATCGAGTAGCTTCATTTATATTTAATTCAGTAATAGAATCCTCTACATAAAAGAATACTAATTGAGTTAAATTTTCAACAACTACTAAAAGTTGTCCAAATGGTGAAGCTGATGTAAATATTGCTTTACTTTGACTATATTTAGAAGTCAAATAATTTATTGACTGTGTTAATAAGTCATCAACGTAAATACTCAGCTGCTTGAATACTGTATAATTATCTACTATTTTTGCCATTTAGCAAAGTTATTTATGTTATTTATTCAATTATATTATATTTCAGACAATTTAATATAATACTTTCGATTTCGATAAAGAATCTTATTAGATAAATAGAATAAAGAAAATACTGCAATGTTTAAATCATTAGATAAAAAGAGCATATATGATAGTTCACAAATATCTTTTTGTTTTGAATTCTTTTCTCCTATGCGAAAAATGGATGCTGCTGCAAAAATATCACGTGCACTTGGAAAAAATATTAAATGGTTTAAAGAAGTAAAATCAAATTTTGTACCAACAAATGAAGTATTTAAACTTGCGCCAACATATTCAAATGGATATAAGGAAATGCAATTAAGTACAGGTTTTATGCCATATCAAGAAGCAGTTCATATGTATTTAAAAGTATCGAATATTATTGAAGCGATCGGTTTTACTACAGAGAGATGTAGAGTTAAAACAACTCTTAAATTAAATGAAAAGAAACTTGATTTGCCATATGGTCTTGAGAAATTAAATAAACTTAAATATCTCATCAGTTTAGATGAAAAAGCTCTATTTGAATTATGGCCGCAGCCAATGAATGAAAATAGATTAATTTATCAAAACCATCTACAATATGTTCAGCCTAGGCGACTGTATGACATGGTACTAACTGAGTCTTTAATACAAAAGGGTGAATCAATTGATTTAAATTTCCCAGAATCAGATTTCTTTGCAACTGATTTTTCTGAAATACGTGAAGGCAAACTTATCGTTAATTATATTAGCGGAAAGGATTATACTCAAAAAAAGAAAGAGGCAATTGAATCGCTTAATATTATAATAGAACATGCATATGATACCCTAGTTGAAAATTATAATTATTCAAATCAGGAAAAAATTAGAATTTCTGAAATGGTAAGTGATTTTAGAACAGCAATTGACTCTACTAGAACATTATTAGGTTTCAGGTCAGCTTTTCCAGATATTGGATTATATGTTGATTTAAAACAAGTACCTCATTTACTTGAATCACATTATCAACAGATACGAGAAAGAATATTTAAAATTGTAATAGGCGGTGGAATAACTGAAGGTGTTCTTAACTATGATACTAATCGTCAAGTGTTACAGATAAAGGGTGCTGAATTAAGACGAAGTATTCTTCTTGAAGGAATAGAATTTTATGAGTGTACAGTTGAAGGTGATGTTAAAGGATGTCTTTTTGAAAATTGTATCGTTCGTAATTCTAAATTAAGCGAGTGTACCATCTTTTCAAATAATAGGATTAAGTTTTCTAAATTAATAGATTGTGATTATTTAGGAGAATCAAATGAAGTAGTTTCAAGTTTTTTAGATAATCCTGATACAAAGATGATTAATGCTGATTTAAAAGAGTGTTTAGTTAATAGAGGAAAGGTTACTCTAAATTCAGAAATAGATAAGTCAACTCTAATAATTAATAAATAACAAAAATAAACTTATAAATAATGCTTGTTTATCAAAATTTGCAATCTATAAAACGATTGACTAATGCAAGTTTAACTTCATTAATTGATGTAACTAACTTAAATTTTAAGAAATTATCAGATTCAAATTTAGAATTTTTAAATAATATTAATTATGATGAAATAGCAAATTCATTTAATGTATATTCTGGTAAATTTGAGTTAGTTGAAGTTACTACCTCGTTAACTGTTACAGAAAGCGGTATTTCTACATTTACTATTCCATCTTCTGGAAATGCGGTAGGTCGATCGTTATTAGTAGATGTTGCTGAAACTCAGAGACAGAGATTTACTGATTTTCCAACATATCCAACAGTCGGTGTTCCTGGGGAAATAGTTTATACCGGCGTTGCTGGAATAGATCCAGTATTCGGTGAAGATTTTATTGGATATTTACATAGTAAAGGATGGGTCAGTTTAACAAATGACTCAAGTGGAGGTAGTGCAGCAAATGGACATAAGATATTAATTGAGTCTACCGAAGTGTTAACAATTGATGCTAATTATCAATACTGGGTTTATGGAAATTTTACGATTGATGGAATCGTTGATAATTACGGTGAATTAGTTATTGCAAATGGAGCCTTAATTATTTCGCCGAGCGGCCAAATTAATAACTATGGCGCAGGAATAGTTAAAATAGTTAACTTAGCACTCGGTACAAGTGTTCAAGTTATAATACAAAATTTCATAGCTACTGCAGGTATTCCATTAACTATTACACATGGATTAAATACTAAAGACTTTGTATATAGCACAAGAGATGGAAACGTTCCAGTTGATATCGATATATCATATATTGATGATAATTCATTCTATTTAACCTCAACTGGTAATATAACAGATGGTAAGATTGTAATCCAAGCAAAAATTTAATATTATATAATGACTAAGAAACTTAATAATATACCTCAACATAAGAATGTAGGAATTACTCCCGATACTCCTGAGACAGGCTACAATAAAATATATGCAAAAGATGATGGCATATGGTATGGCTTAGATGAGCTTGGTGTAGAAACACCACTTGGTGCTAGGGTAACAACAAATGAAATATGTAATCTTGCAATAGGCGAGAATGCTTTAGGTGTTAATCATGAAATGGGTGATGAAGGTGACAACATTGCATTAGGTTGTCATTCATCATTTAGTCTTGAAAAAGCTGGAGGTAATATAGCAATAGGTACATATTCTTTGTATAATGCAGTTAATTCTAATCGTAATGTTGCTATTGGTTCGTATGCATTAAATAATGATGCTAACTGTGACGGTGTAGTTGCCATCGGTGGACAAGCATTACTAAATGCAGTTGATGCAACAGGTAGTATTGCTATTGGTGATGGTGCTTTAAAATCTACAACTACCGGTGGATTTAATACAGGTATAGGATCAAGAGTATTGGAGGAAAATACAACAGGTTCTTTTAATACAGCAATTGGTACTTTGGCTTTGTATAATAATACAGTAGGTGACCATAACGTAGCAATAGGTTACTATGCTTTACAAAGAAATCAAGATGGTTATGCTAACACTGCAGTAGGAGCTTCAGCATTATCTAGTAATACGATAGGAACTGATAATTGTGCTATTGGGAAAAATGCATTGCAAAATAATGAGGATGGTAGTAGTAATATTGCGCTTGGCACCGACTCATTATTATCAAATATTGGCGGCGGTAGTAATGTTGCAATAGGTTTTAATGCAATGTACAATAATGAAAGCTCTGGTAATGTAGCCATTGGAACAAGAACCTTATATAGTAACACGACTGGTGATAATAATACAAGTGTTGGAATTGATTCATTGGGGTCTAATACTGCAGGTGATTCTAATATAGCGATTGGTTTTAATGCCATGTATTCTAATACTGTCGGTAATGGAAATATTGCAATAGGCGCAGCAAGCAGCAGTGGAAATTTTAATAATTCAATACTCATAGGTACATTTGCAACAGCTACTGCAAATAATCAATTCGTAGTCGGATCAGCCGGCTCTAATGCTGGTACTATCACAACTGAGTCAATTACTCCAGATAAAACGTGGACAGTTAGAATAAATGGAGTTAATTATAAAATACCACTATTGACTGCTTAAAATTATTAGTAATTTTAAATTAGATAGAACCAATTGTGAGTTGATGTATATAAAATAAAAAACACTTTTATATGCACGATTCATTTAATGAAGAAGAAGCAGCTCGTTTTTTAGAAGAGCAAGATCGAATTCATGGAGTAAATACTATATCTATCGAAGAAGAAAAAGAGTCAATCGTTACTCCTTTACCTCAATCAAATATTCGTCCAATATTACCTGAACTATCTGCGGCTGAAGAATCGTCTTGGAAATTATTAGATCTTCGATCTCTTCCATCACAAGGATTATTTTATCCTGAAGGGACTGAGCTATTATTAAGATCTGCTAAAACTAAGGAAATTAGACACTGGTCTACTATTGATGAGCATGATCCACTTGATGTTCGAGATAAAATTAATTTTATTTTAAATGCATGTACTAAAATTAAACCGCGAACAGGGAGACCTTTAAACTTTAATGATTTTTTAGAAATCGATAGATATCATATATTATTTAGATTATATGAATTGACTTTCCCTAATCAGGAAAATAAGCTTTTTGCAAATATTAAGTGTAATAAAGATGGGACGATTAGTAATACTCAAGTACTAAGTGGTAATTTAGTAGGTTTCAAATATCCTGAGGAATTAATGAAATGGTATTCTCCTGAAGAGAGATGTTTTAAGGTAGTATCTGAAAAATTAAATGAGACTTTTAATTTATATCTACCTACCATTGGAACTGAAAATAGATTTAGAACTAGGAGAGCAGACGAGGTTAATAGAGGAAGTGAGATTGATGAAGCATTCTTTTCATTTGGTCCATATTTAATTCAGGACTGGAGATCAGCTACACCGCAAGCAATAACTGAACTTAGATTTAATTCTCTTGCTTGGCAAGAGAATAAATTTGTCTTTATTCATAAGTTCACTGAGCAGTTAAAAACAGCAAGTTTAAATAAAGTAGTCAGTGTATGTAGTAAATGTAAAGAGGTTACTGAGAGCCATGTTTTTTCGACAGGAAGCTTCACTATCAAAGATATTTTCATTGTTTCAGCTGGACTTGATGAACTTATTTAAGTTGAATAAAGACTTGGCAGTGAAGCTTAATCAATCATTCGATACCCTATATAATTTGGAATATATGGAATATTCTCTTCTGATAAATATACTTAATGATGAGACTGAAGAGGCAAATAATCCATCTGATATTTTTACAGGAAAGGCACATGAGCCTCCATTAAAAGTTAATTTACCAGATCATTTAAAATTTAAATAAATAATAAAAATAGTTAATCATAGTGGATAATGAACTTAGTGATATGCTTAATTCAATTATAAATTCAGAACCAGATTTATTAGTTGAATTAGACTCAGAATTATCTCCAATTAATAAGGAGAATAAAAAAACATCGACTAGGGATAATAGTTTAGTTACTGATCCTCTTAATCCTCGTGATTCAAATAAGAATAGTGAAAGTACTTCAGTTTTAGATAATTCATTAACTTCAAGAAACGAAGAGCTAGTTACACCGAGCTCCATTGCTGACTTATCCAATCAGCCTACCATTAATATTAATTTAGATCAACTTCCAAATATTAAAAAAGAGACACCTGAGAATATTCCATCGAATATCTTAAATACATCCTCTTCATATAATACTTTAAATAAGACTATTAATAATATTGATAACTCGTCCACTTTGAATGTATCGGCGATTACTAATCCTACTTCATTGACTCGTGAATCGGTACCTGATCCGCGTCAAATACAAGCAACTTCTGACATGGTTAATATTATCAATACTCAATCAATTGATATACCAAAGATTATTGAAAATGTTTTAAATAATACTAATCAAATTTCAAAGTTAGTCGAGAATAAATCTAATAATGTGATTAATAATAGAGAGAATACGAATACTATATCACAGTCAGAAAATATTAATTCTACTTCATCTATTAATAAAATAGAAAAGACGGCTGATCAGAATTATTCGAGTGAATCTTCAACTAGCTCAGATAGTTCAAATAATACTATCGTAGATCGAAATAAAATAAGTTTAGTTAAACCAACGACGACAGTTTCAAATACTTCGTCTACTTCATCAACTTCTGAAAATAATAGTCTTTCATCTAATCCATCAAATTCATTAGCTACATCAACAATATCTACATCAGATACGAGTATTAATAATCAGATGAGTACATATAATTCAAATAATCAAACTCAAAGTGCACCAGTAGTTGCACAGGAACCAGTAAATAATATTGTAAATATCGATATTGATCAATTAGTTCAATCTATTCGTAAACTTGAGAAAATACTAATTAGTGGAATCGACGTAACTATTAAAGACATATAATATGGAAAACTCAATGGAAAACACATTAAAAGGCCAATTACATAGCTTATACTCAACGTATTCAGCTATTCATGTTCAATTCAATAGAATAGAGGAAGCTGCTCTTAAACTTGAAGCTGAGAGAAAAACAGTAAGCGAGATACTTCATACTACTCGAGAACAAGAAAAAGAGGTAATAAATAAACTAGAAGATATCTTATGTGTTACCTTAACACCTGATGCTATCCTTGAAATAATCAAAGAATATGAATAAAGATTCCATCTATAAATTTATTGCACTGTGCTTAATATCAATTATTATTTTCATGTCATGGAAAATATACAATATTCAGACACAAGGAATTAATCAATTAGATGAATTAAAGAAATCAATTATTGCATCAGATAGCTTAACAAAAGAAGCTAATGGACAATATTCAAAACTTGTAGATTATTATAAAACTGAATCTGATTTACTTCGTGATCTTAAATCAAATAATAACAGTTTATATCAAACTATCAAGAAACAGGATGAAAGATTATTAAGTATTACAAGTGCAGTTATTTCACTAGATAGAAAAGTAAGTGAAGGATTCGCTCAAACAGATCCAATTGATACAAATAAATTAAATCTTTCATTACGTTATCCAACTGAGGAAGATCCTTTTGTATTTTGGGATGGCTGGATAAATAAGAATACTTTTGCATATAAAGGAGAATTTTCATTTAGTAAATTACCAATTAAGATAATTCTTACTGAGGAAACTCGAGGAATTTGGAAAAGTCGATTAGTTGGACCTGAGTGGTTAAAAGTAGATTCGCTATCGATATCAAGTATCCCACCAATTGAATATTCTCAAATTAAACCTAAAAATATACAATGGTTAGTTGGAGGCAGTTATTATCATGGATTAAACTTAGACAATACTGGAATAGGCGTAAACTTAGGATTAAATTTATTTGATAAACATAATATTATAGTTGGTGCAAATACACTTCAGCAATTAAGTTTTGGATACACTTATAAAATAGGATCCTTTAAAAAGAAATAATTAACATGGCACAAAGTAGATTTATTAGTTTATCTCAATACTGTGTAGTAGAGTATCAATTTGAACCTCTAGGATCACTTAATTTCAGTAATGATGATTTTATATTCGTTAAGAATACTATCACTGGTGGGCATCAGATTTTTAATACCGATGCTTCGTATAACTCAACTAAGAATATTCAAGATTTAACAGTAGTTCCTCTTAGTAATAATCAATATGCCTATTTAGATAGTGAGAAGATACCAAATTATCTTCAATATAATCCAGATCTAATCGATACTCCTGTAACTGGATATAATGTAGTGATGGATAAAGTAAGATTTCATTTTGTTTCAGGCTTTGATTTTGATAATTTCAAAGCCTTAATTCTTTCTATAACAAATGAAGAAAATAATGGAACAGTTAATATATTTGCAAATATTTTACTTGCACCAGAAACTATTTCTCAATTAATTATTTTTAATTCTAAACCTCTTTTTCTTTCAAATGCATTATACGATAGATATATTGATATACTTGTGCCATCTATTAAAAATATAAATGAAGATTTTCAGATTGCGCCAGTTCCAGCAAATACTTTTGCTGCTGCCATTACCCCAACTGATGCTGCATCAGTAGGTTTTGTATACAATAATCCAATAAGCATAAGTTTATTGGAATGTGGAAAAAAGAATATAATTCATACTAATACTTTAACTACATATGATTCATATGAAGCAACGAATGTATTTACTGCAACGGTTTCACAAAGTAATGAATTTGATAATGTCGGAGCATATGTAAATGAATCAATTGCTGGAGATTACTTAGAATTTTATTTGACGTATAATTCAGCTTTTCCCGGAGAATTAATTTCAATATTAAATAGGCGTAATCCAGTAGACGATTGGATCATTGTTCATCAATTAAGTGTATTTGAACAAGTAGGGACAGCTTTTATTAATACTTCAAGAATAGTATTTTTCCAGGAAGACTCTTATGATGAACCTAATATATTTAGACCAGTTTTAAAAAATGCAAATGAAGCTATCAGTATGTCAATTGATTATATTTCACGATTAACAAATAGAAGAAATGGAGATCAGATAATACGCGAAGGTTCATTTAGTTTAATTTCACCTAAAAAATACGGCAGAGAATTAATTAACTTACCATTATTGGATAAACCTCAATCGCATAAAATATACAATAAAATTGTTAAGAACAGTTTTGAAGCTACTCCGCTATTTATTGAACCAATTGCTCTTGATAAACAAGCAGTTGTCACACTAAATTCACAATCTCAAGTAATAACAACTGTTTCAACTGAATATGTTCCTATCTTCTTTAATAATAATAATATTTCAATATCTAATATAAACGCAATGGTTACTTCGCATGATTCAACTCAACAAGTAATATTTAGTCCAGGTACTCTTCGATTTATTCTTTCACCATTTGATAATGTTTTAAAATTAAAAGTATTTACTGAAGCTTCTCTACCTGATGCAACTAATCCACTTGTTCCATTAGATTTAAATATATCTTCTGCCAAATATCGACTAGTCTTTGAAACAACTACTGGCAAGGTATCAATTGATAATGCAAATGATTCTAAATTAGAAAATCTATCTACCGGCCAAATAACATTTAATGTTTCTAAGAAAATGAGCGAATCTATTATAAATTCAATCAATCGTACAATTTATTTAACATCCGTTTCACAAGATGGTAGAGAAACATTAATGTATACTGGAGAATGGAGAAAACCTAGTGAACAGTCTGATGTTGATGCAGCAATTGCACTAGCGAAAGCTCAAGCTAAATCTCAAGCAACAACTAATGCATTACTCTTAAATATTAAATCACGATTAGACCAAATTAATGAACTTGATTTTTCAAGTAAAGTTCAAAATTCTTCTTCGACTCGTAATACTGGCGAAGCATCTGTCGTAAATAGATTCGGCGTAGCTAATGCAAAATCTATCAGAACTAATTATAAAAATACTAAAGGTTAATCCTAATTATAATAACAATAAATAATTACTCAATTATTGAGATAAATAAAAAAAAATAATTATGCACGAAATGAAAAGCTTCGTAGACAAAATATTAACTGAACTTAAGGGTAATTCTGCTATTAATTCAGAACCGCTTGTAAAAATGTTATCAGAATCAATTGATAAATCAATTGTATTAGGCGAAATGAATGAAACTATTTATTCTAATCTAAAAAATGGATTAGTTTCAATTAATAATTCAATTAAGAATCCAGTATTAGAATCAATCGTAAACCAGTTTGTAAAAATTGAAGATACTGATTTATCTAAAACTTATCAAATAGCTAAGCGTATTGATTTAACAAGTAAACTTAAAGCAATCAAAGAATCTAAGTCTGGTGCAACTCCTACTGTTTCTTCACAAATTGACGTATTTGAAAATTACTTATCTACTGGAGCTTTAGATTTTGCATTATGTGAAAGCTTTATTGCAACATTTTCTAAACATAAATTAGATTCAACTATTTCTAAACAAGTAAAATTAGTTGAGCGTTATGTAAATGAAAATCGTTCAGAAATTCTTTTCTTAAATACTATTTACACATTAGATGCTATGCCTAATCAAAATTATGCAGAAGTAAGTGCAGATCTTAAAAATATGTTAATTGGCGAATCATATACATCGGATATCCTTAAAATTAAATATGGAACTACTGTACCTGTAATAAATCAATTAGTTAATGAATTAAGAGTAGTAGAATCTCAAAAACTTGGATACTTTACTTTAGGAGAAGGAGATTCATTTACTCAGATCACTAATCTAATTACTCCAGCAACTAAAGCAAAAGACGGAATGATCATTTATATGGATGATAAATTTATTTCTATCCGTGAATCTAGAGGTCTTACTGGAAAAGAGAAAAAAGTATACATTGATGGAACTTTTAAAATTGCTGAAATTGATCCAACTTATGTAAAAGAAAAATTTCCTAAATTCTATAGTGTTGCTGAATCATTTGCTACATTAGGATTTAAGAAAAATATTGATGGTACAGGAGTAGATTCTACCGCTATTCGAAATTTTAATATTGGATTTAAAACAAATGAAGAAAAAGAATTAGACTTATATTTAAATGAATCTAAAGTTGTAGATATTGCTGACATTAATTTAATGGAGGCTTTAGTATTAGAAAACAATTCAATTAAAGAAAAAGTTATTACTTTATTTGAAAATTCTAAGAATTTATTTAATTTAGATTTTATTAAAGAATTAACCAATGATAGAACTCTATCTGAAGCAACTGTTTTTAAATTAAATGAAGAATTTTATATCTGTGAGAAAGTAAATACGGCTGAAAGAGATTGGAGAATCGTTGATGAACACCAATTATATGAATTCTGTATGGCTAAATTCAATTACGATATTAGTCCTATCTTTAAAACTAAAATTGATGAAAAGATAGATTCTTACAATAAGATTGAAAAGAAAAAAGGTGCTATTTCAGTAGATATTACAAAGCTTGAAGAAACTATGGAGAAATTACAAGCAGCTATTTCTAATCCATCAACTGATTCAGAAGCAGTTAAGAAATTAACAGGTATTCGTGAATCAGTTGAAGCTACAATTACTTCACTTAAACAAGATTATGTTGGACTAGACCTATTTAAAAAAGGACTATAATGAAAAATATATTATCTTATCTGGATTATATAAGCGCCTCTCTTAATGAGGCGCTTGATCCTTTTATCACAGCCAGTCGAAAATATAGAATTGGTGATTCAGTAAAAGTAAAAGATAGAATCGGCAAAGTTACTGCAATTGATGGATCAAGTTATCTTGTAATGATAGGATTAAAAAATGAAAGAGTTAAAGAATCAGATATTGATTCGCTTGGACCGCTTAAGAAACATAAGGACAAGCCTTCTCGTAAGAAATTACCAAAAACCAGAGATCTAAATCTTTAAAGGACATTGAAAAATGTCCTTTTTTATTTTAATATATTTTATTTTTATGTATAATAATTAAAAATATATTTAATATGAAAAATTCAATTGTAATTGGGCCGATCTTAAAGGCTAGACCTGAAACTAAACACTCATCTATTTTACGTGAGCGTATTTCTAAATTAAAAGTTGGAAACTTTTTTGAAATCTCAGGAATCTCTGATCCTAATGATACCAAAAAATTAAGAGCTACCGTAACATACTTTGCTAAAAAGCAAAATGTTAAATTATCAACTGCAACTATCGGAAAGGATATTCTTAAAGTTGTTCGAATCAATTCAACTAAAACTAAAGAGTCTTCAAAAGTATAATAACATATAAACAATTTTAAATGGATACACGTATAGACTTTAACACAGCTAAGAAATTTGATCAACTTGAATTAATT